TCCCGTTCGCACTCTTGCGCTTCACTTGGCAACCCCTTTCCCGGAGCTTGGCGCCCCGTAATAGCCAAACGCCGCTTTCGCGTCGCTGGCCCACTCGCTGGCCTTGGCGGAAGCCTTCCCGCCCCAACCAGCGCCGGCCCCATAGCCGGCGACCGCACCCGCGCCACCCAACCAACCGTTGGACTGATAGCGCTTACCGACCGCAGCAGCTTTCCCCGCTTCCGAAGAAAGAGCGGTCTTAACCGCCGAATTCTCGGCGGTAATGACGTCAGCTTGCGAATTCGCAACCTTGGCTTCGGCCTCGGTCTTATCGACCTGGGCCAGCCCTTGCTTAAACGCAATGACACCTTGCGCGCTTGAACCCGCTCCCACGGGATTCGTCGCTTGACCACCGGGAGCGGCAGCCGGAGAACCGCCGCCGCTCCCATAAACGGCCATTGGATTCAAACCAGCAGCTTTCATATCCGCCGTCGCACGCTGATATTGCGTGCTAGCCATTTCCTCGGCGAATTCCTGATTCTGCTTATTCGTCCAAAGACCGCCCGCCGTACCGAAAACGTCCGCCATTAAATGCGCGAAATCCCAGGCACGGAGTAAACCGGCAACTCGCGGACTGACGTCAACTGATTCCACGTATCGAGAAGGAATTGCGGCTCCGAAGGAACCGCAATAATGCGGTCGATCGGAGGATTCTCCTCGATAAACTCAGGCGAGAGCGTAGGCAACGCCGTGAAATCTTGCGCCAAATGCCAAATGTCGATTGACGTAGGCGCCTGAGAACGGAACACGCCCGTAATCACCGACGGCTTATACCGGTAATCGTCATAACGCGCGACGTACCCGAAAACGTCGTCGTCAACCGGCGTACCACCCGGATTCAGAACCGCCGAACCCTGAGCGTAAATCTCCTGATTCAAAACCGCTTGCTCGCCGAGATTGGCGAAATGCGGAATCAGGAAATCGAACTTCGAGCGCCGCTTGAACTGACGCGGCATACCCTGCTGATAGTTCAGATCGGCGCGAACGGACAACAGACCGAGAACCACGCCATGCTCAGTAAACGCCTTGCTGAACCCATGGCTGGAACCACCGGACCCGACGCCGTAAGCAGCAAGGTTACCCTGAACCGCGCCGCCCGTCTGACCAGCCGTATTGACAACCGGATTCACCATGACGTTTGTACGACCGCCCCCAAGGAACTCGGGACGCTGCAAACGGGCGTCACCATTGGAGACGCCGTAAACGGACTGAAGCAGCTCCACATAACGCGAACCACCACGGGCCAGCATTTCATAGAACTGCTGGACAACCACCGCCTGACGAAAATCATTGATCGTCGCAGCCGCACCAGCGCCCGAAAGATCGGCGCCCAATTGGGTATCACCCCATGCAGCGGCGGAAAAAGGAGCCTGAGCGACAGCGGCGGAAATATTCACGCCCGCAAAATCCGCAATCAGATTCGTTTCGGGAGCTCCCGCAAACGTGAACTTCGGCACACCGTCAACATAACCGGGCTCGCCCGAAACCAGCGGAACGACCGGAACCGTACCGCCGAGAGGAAGAAGGACCTCCGGCCCCTTCTGAGGAAACGGGAGGCACGAGGTAAAGTAATCGTGGCGCTTCCCACGACGAAGAAGAGTATAGTTCACGGGATCGTCAATATCGCCCCGAATTTCGGGAACGCTATCCTGCAAATTCTGATCGCGGAACCACTCGTTCCAAATCAGATTGTACGCGCGCGGATACAGCGCGGACATGGAAAGATTCGGCACGCCAACAGGTACACCGAAGTAATCCCAGATTGAACCCACGGTAACCGAAGCACCCGGAGGCGCAATAACCTCCGGAACCAGAAAATCCGTGGAATCACCGGGGTTATCCTGAGCGCCCCACATGCGCTCCCAATTGTCCCAGAGGAGCCGGAAAGGAACGAAGAAAAAAAACGTTTCGAGGTACAGATTGTCCATGATCGGCTTTTGGAGCGTAGCCAATCGCGCGAACATGTTACTGTTCAGCCTATGGTGATCCCCAGGCACAACCTCGTCAACGAAGAAGGGAATCAGATACCCCGCGTCAAACGTCGTCTTATAGCCATGCGACCGATCAAACTCGGAACGCTGGCGAGAGACTGACGGTACACGCGAGAACGTATGCGCTTCCTTACGCCTTTGGCTCATTCGCTATCCTTTCGGGATTCCCTAGAAGGTGACACAGGGTCACCTAATAAAAGACACAAACAATCGTTTGTGTCAAACCTAAGAGTATTATCAAGGGGGACTCTTAGGAAACAGCGCGCGGCACGCGCGCGGAAACAGCGAACTACGGCTTTGAGGGAGAAGGAACGCTGGGGGCTCCACCCCCAGCCCCCGGAGCGGGGGCGGGCGTAGGAGCGGGGGCGGGCGTGGGGGGCTTCTCGAAAAGGCCCATTTCCACGCACTTGTCATGATTCCGCTTGTCCGCCATAAAGGCGAGCATATTCGCGGGATCATTCCTGAAAAAATCGCGCATGCGCGAAGGGAGAGCGGCGAAATACTTCTTGATACGCTCAATCCGATTCAACTGCAACAGATAATCGGGCTGCATATCGGCAATGCCGAAATGCGAACCAGCAAGATTCTGCTGGAACACACCGGCGTTATTCACGTCAACGCCGACCGTCGCATACTTCCGCAACACCGCGTCAACGCGCGTACCGTCACGAAAAGACTGCTTCGTCATACTCGGGGACTCGGAAAACCCGATCCCCTTCCGCTCACGCGGTGTCTCGTAACCGTTCATTTCTTCCCTTTCGCCTTCGGCTCTTCGTGCGAAACCACAGGCACCGCAGGAGGCGGCACCGGCGGCACAGCGCCCACAGGATCAAGCAGCGGCAACGGTACAACGACAGCCGACGCCACGTCAAGTGTCCGCCGAGAATAATCGACAACCGACTCATTCAACTGGAACGCGCGAACCGCCACACGCTGATAAACTTCCTCCGGAAGATCCAGAACCAGTTTCACCTTGAGACTTCGTGGACGCCCCATGATTGTACCTCTCGACAAAAATGTCAACCTGCGAAAGCGGCGTAACGTCCACAGGGACGGCCGACCGCTCGAGAACCCCGCTCACGATATCGAACGTGCCAAGGCACATGATCGCGTAATCGCGCGGGAACTTCCACATTGGACCACGAGAATCCGTAATCGTCAACAGAAAAAATCGCTCTGCTTCCTGATCGTTACGGAAAACCACAAGGCCCAGGTACTCCCTTGCCTTGCGATCCAGAATCGAATACACCTTGCGAATCACGATTCACCTCCTAAAAGCTATACATAGCAAAAGCTATGCCGTCCCATTTTGGGACTCACGACACGAAACACGGTGCTCTAAACGACGCTCAGACGCCGCTGTTGACGCTGCAATAGCGCACAACTCACGAACTGCGATACGCTCTAGCGTTTCGTCAGCAGGATTAAACTTGCGATTTGCGACACGTTTCAATTTGATCCACTCTAAATATTCCTCAGAAATCTGAGAAAGGAGAACGTCATATCGGCGAGGAACCGCCAAACGCTTCGACCCGTCCTCGTTAACAACGAAATCACTAGGATACAAATCACCTTTGTACTTGTGAAACCAGCGAGAACCAATCCCATGAGACATGCAAGTAAACGGAGGAATTCTACCGGAACCGCCATAAACACGCGCTCCCTTCTCGCCGTGCAACTTCTTTAGCGAATACTTCGCAACATAGGTGGCCGAACGACCACCAACAGCTATGCCAAGCGTAGCTTTCCCTAGCCCCCAGACTTTCGTAAGAAACTCCGATTCATACAGGGCGTCAACAGCACCCGGATTCTGTTCCGTCCGAACACGATCCGGAAAGGACCAGCCGAATAGCAACGCATGATAATGCGGTCGGCCTCGTTCCTCGCCGTACTCACCACACGCGAAATATCGGACTGATTGAACATTGTGCCTCCGCAACAATTCAATACGCAACCGCTTCCAAAACTTCTGCAAATCCGATTTGCGAAGAGAACGGTTAGCAGGGAGATACTCCGTAGCATACGTCAACGTAATAAAGGAGCAATCCTCCCAAAACATGGATTCGTGATAACACCGAATGCCCCAATCGGACGCCCGTCTATTCAGACACCCGATACACTTGCCACAAGGCAAGGCAAGCAGCTCGTGAAACTCGCCGAACCGCTCAATCATTTCGGGTATCCGCTTGCCAAAAAAAAGCACAGCTTTACCAGACTCCGCATGAAACAGCTCCGTACAACAACGATTAGCCGTAGGAAATCGTACCGCCTGAACAGGACGGAAACAAGGCATAGCCTAAACGCTCCTGACTGTCGCGAACGACTCACAAGGAGTCTAGAACCACACCCTGACGGGCATGGTACGCTGGACTAGCCAGCTAATACGTCCCCGCAAATAATGACGAGAACTAACTGTGATACTCACCAGTAACTACTAACTGCCATGCAACTAAGTCGCTACGCTCCTAAAAAAAGCAGGCACATAAAAGCGCACTACGTGCGCCCTAATCGCTACGCTCATTAATCGCTCCCTACGGTCGCTCATGAAAAGAATAACAGCACCGTTCAGCGGGATAAATCCGCTTCACATGCAATAACACTTCCGGACGCCCTCGCATACGCTCGACGTCCGCCCCCAACCCCCCTTCGGGGGGCTACTGCCGGAGAGAGAGAAAAAAAAGATAAAGGCAGAAAAAAAGCGGGAGAGGGAAAATCCCCTCTCCCGCCTAGCAGGAACCACCCTCACCTCACGGCTTACAGCCGAAAACCACCACGAGGCGAATAACAATTCTTGCCGTGGACAGAAGAGGCAGACTTGCTGAACGCCTTCTTATGCCCCTTCCCGTTCGCACTCTTGCGCTTCACTTGGCAACCCCTTTCCCGGAGCTTGGCGCC